TCATTTGTGTTGCCATATGAACAGCCATATATGGTTTATTTTCAAAGAACCATTCTCTATATAAATTAGTTAATTGTATTATAACACAGTCTCCTGATTTGAACAATAATTCTTTTTCACGTAATTGCTGATAAATGTAATCATTAGAACAACCTAAAATAGCATAGTTAGTATGAGGATCTTTACTTATAGCATCACTTACTATTGTTGTCCAACTTTTTTCTAAAGGTAGATATGTTACTTCAGTCTTATTAGGACCAAATACTTCTTTCATATGTGCATGAGGAATAGAAAAACTATCGCCAAAAATATGCAACATTATACTGCACCTGTTTCCAACAAGATATTAAAAGACAAACTAATTCTATCATTGTTAGTTTTGTTTTCATTTACACTATGATCTAAAAATCCTGGAAACAAAATTAGCCTACCTTGCTCAGGGGGAAAAGAATTTTCGTGTGCAATAGAACTGCCAATAGGATTGCATTTTAACGCTTTCAATGTATTTCTAAATACAATGTCGCCGTCATCGCCACCAGTTTTAAACCAATATACTCCACTAATATGTGCGTTACCATGATCGTGAATATGCGATGAAAGGCCAGGCTTGTTTAATGTTAACCACGAAGAAGTCATTGCTGCTTTGTAGGCAGGCTGAACATTACATGCTGCCATATAATTTACACAGTGACGCATAATAGTTTCACCGGTAATTTTCATATTTTTCAATTGCAATAGATGTTCAAAAAAATCACCTTGATTAGATAGATATTGTGAAGATGAACTCCAATTTGGGTTTTGTCCCCAAGTTCCTTCGCTGTATAGATTATCAACTATAGGCTGTAATTCGTTTTGTACATTTGTATATTCTTGATTTACTAGTTTATGTGTGTATAAAGGTGTTGGAAATAAAGAAAAAATTTCTCCTTCATTTTCTTTTTCCATGTTATTCTCCTTTAAGCTCTATCGTTATGTGTGATCTCTACTAGTATTTTAACAGCAGGAAAGTAAATGTAATTTATTCCTGAGTTGTAAAGAGTGCGTAAAGCATCGTCAATAGATTCAACAAGTGGTTCGCCACCTAAGTTAAAACTAGTATTAAACAATGCAGGTACTCCAGTTTGATCTTTGAATTCCTTAATTAGGTTATACCAATGTACATTTTGTTCTTTAGATACTGTTTGTATTCGACATGTGTCGTCTACATGTATTACTGCTGGTATTTTTTCTTTCACTCCAGGTTGGCAATTAACAGCATACATCATACTTGGTGAATCTTCCATGCCACGCAAGTCAAACCAATCATGTACATCATCTTGTAATACAGTTGCAGCAAATGGTCTAAAATATTCGCGCTTCTTCACTAAATTAACAAAATCTTTACCGTCTGGATCTGTTGGATCATACATTAAAGAACGATTACCTAATGCACGTGGGCCGCTTTCACCTCTTTCTTGATATAATGCTACAATATTTCTGTTTCTAATAGTATCAATAACTTGTTTATAATCTACATTTGTTGTTATCTTACCATTATATTTTTTTGCAGTTTCTCTAATTGTATCTTCTGTAATAGTTTGAACTGGCCCCAAAAATAAATTTTCGTCTTTTTGTCTGACTTTTTTATCTTCATATGTTTTATAATAATGATAAAATGCTGCGCCCATTGCAGTACCTGCATCATTGCTAACAGGTTCTACATATATCTTTACACCTTCTGGTAAATGTTTTAAGTAGTAATAATTAGCAACACAGTTTAGTGCGTAACCGCCACTAATAACAATGTTTTTATTTCCAGTACGTTCAATTGATTTTAAAATTAAATCAAGTACAAGTTGTTGAGATTCTACTTGAACATTGTATGCCATGTTTCTACGTGAAGGAAGTTGTGTAACATCTTCTCTATCAGATTTTCTAAGCAATTCTTGAATTTTGTTTTGTTCATCTGGATTATCAGGATCACTAACCGAACTAACTATATCGTTAGGATCATACATTCTGTCTCTTATTTCTGGAAATTGGGATTCATTGACCCATGCTCCGTTTGGATATGTGTTAGTAAATAGGTCTTTGTTACCACCAAAGATGTTAGTGTAAATTTTAGGTGCTTTATGTGGTTCTCCGTATGGAAACAGACCCATTGTTTTGCCCGCTTCAATAGAATCAAACCCGCAAAATCTTGTTACTGCTTCGTATGCTTTAACAATACCTGCTTTATCGTTGATCATTACTTCTGTGCCATTACCATCTCTATTGTAATGTTCAGTCTGCCAAGGTCCGTTGCCTCCAAAGTGCTTATAAATTTCTTTGAAACCTGCAGGATATGTGCAATCAAATATACTTTCAACTTCAAACATAGTTTGTCCGTCAGGTCTTTCTACAAATGTTCCTGCACCGTCAACAATTATAGCACTTGCTTTTTCAAACCCAGATCTATAAAATGCTAGTGCAGCATGACTTCTATGATGTTGATCATGATATTTAAAAACCTGTGTTTCGGGATCGTCAATTAATCTTAGTTTTCTAGCGAGTGCTGTATACACATCTTGAGGCACATAATCATTTATAGGCTCTGCAAGTTGTGTGTGTGATATTGCAAGATAATCAATCTTATCTGTATAATCTAAAATTTTAATCATACTTGCAAAAGGTCCACCGTCGTATTTGTAACGAGATAATCTTTCTTCTTCTATTGCAAATACAATTTCGCCGTCTTTTAGTAGACAAACACCTGCATTATGCCCTCTAGCAATTCCTGCAATGTAGCCTGTTTTTCTCATTATTGTTTTCCTAAAGTATCTTTAATTTGTTTTACAATTTTTTTCTTAGTGTCGTCACTTAGTTTCATTAAATTTTCGTTATGTCTATCAATTCTAATATCTATTACAACTCTAAGAGGAGAATATATTCTCTCGCCTAATCCGTTATCTATAATTTTTAGTGTGGTACTTTCCGGATATGAAATATTTTCAGGAAATGTACTACCTATAACTACTGTTCCAGGTTTTTTAAGAGCGTGAACAATATGTTGTCCTACGGAATCACAACCTAAGAAATAATCTGCAGCATTTATAATTGCAGTCCATTGTAATAAACTTACTTCTTCCGGAAACATTACATTTAAGTTTCGTTCCGTTGGTATTTTCATACTGCTCATTAGTATAACAGCATAATCTTTATTCAATTCTTCAAGTAAGTCTACAATATCATCTACTTCAAACGATCTACCACTTTCATCAACAATTACTCCGCCATGTATTGTAGCAGTAGATCCAAATGGTTGAAATATTAATACTTTATCTTTTTTGAAATGTCTTTTTGCTTCTGCTACTAGCTCTTCACCTGTTGCAATATCTTTTTTTCCTATAAAGAGTTCATTGTATACTTTGGTTTCCGGAACTGTTTCAGGTGGATAATCATAATTAATCAGCATGTCAAAGGCTTGCACTAAGTTTGCTCTTTGAGTAAAATAAGCATTAAGTTTGTAAGGTTCAGGTGTAATGATTTCTCTATCTTTTAATTTTTCAAAAAGATTAGGATCATTAGCAGGAAAGGTATTGTTAACTAATATTTTACTGGTTAGATATAAATCAATCCAACCTTCTACAATAATAGGTGCTGTTGGATCAATATTTTTTAAATGATATTCTAATGCTGGAATCGCACAAAGTACACGACCGGCACCACCGTTGATAAAGAATGCTTTTTTCATTAATATTATAACCTTTGCTTATGCTGTTGTTATAATATTTATTGTGTTCTGAAAAGCCTAATTAATAATGTGGTTTAGTTTACACCGTTTGGAAGCATACTAATAGCAGTAACATCAGCATCGCCTCTGTCAGCAATCCTTGTAACAGTTACATCCGGATCATTAAAGTTTGGATCTGGTCCATCATCAGGTGACTCTGGAAATCTAACCAAATAACCTGGAACATCTGCCCAATCTGTTGGCATATCTCTTAGTTTCTGTCTATAATCACGCCACGCCTGTTTTAATGATTCTGGCATGTCTTCTGCTATTTTACCATCGCTATTAGCCAATCTTGTGTTTCTTTCAGTTCTTAAGAAATCCCAACCTTCAACTGCTGCTGCTCTATCCATCGGAGCCCACTGTAATGGTGCTTTATAATCTGCATATAATGCATATTCGTTATAAACTTCACAAATGTGTGTAGGATCAGGAATAATAGCATTTGGTTGATCACTAGGACCAACTTCTACTTCATATACTTTAGGTTCTTGTACACCACCCCACAATAAAGCAATTTTTATTGTGTTTTCATTAGTGTCTGCTCTAAGAATTTCTCTTCTAATGTTTAATGGAAGAGGACAATCAGGCTCTTCATGCTCCGCATGACACTGCTCTAAGTATCCAGTTTCTTTATCAATCCATAAAATTATATGATCTGGTCCGTCGTATTCTTGCGTACTAGTTTTACCTTGCTCAGTAGTTCCTGAATACATATAATCTGGTATAGCGTAAGTTAGTGTCTTTTTGATATTTGCCATTATGTTTTGCTCCTTAACTATATGTTACTCTTACTAATCCACCAGCACCAAATGAACCCCAACAAGCATTACGTGAACCAGTACCATGTCCTGCTCCACCGCCTCCTGGAAATGCTGCGTGTGCCGAGCAACAAGCCAAGTTACCTGTACACCAGTGTTTACCACCTACTCCGTGTGGTGCTGCAAATGGACCTGAAGGACCACCTGCTACTGAAAAGTAATCAGCACAACAGTTGTACTGTCTATTCATTGAACCTGCTGTTCCCCTAAATGTCATGTCTGCGCCATAACTTGCTTCGTTACATGCGTTTGCCTGCCATGAACTGTTATATAAACCTCTGTTACACTGAACGTTACCAATGTGACAGTTGTAACAGTTTGATGATTTATCCCAAACTGTAGGGCCGCCCATGCCGCCTGTTACACAGAAATTACTTAATCCTGTACCGTTAACATAACTTCTACAACCATGACGGTTGTTTACGTTACATCTACAGCAACAACTACACGCTGAAGATCCAGCAGCACAAATTGTGTACTGGCTACCATCTCCAAATCCATGAACTGATTTTTGTAATGTTTTTACAGCGTAGTTTCCGCCTTGACCACCGATACCGTTATCGTAGTCACCGCCTGATGATCCACCTGGACCACCACCTGATAATATTTCAAATTTAATAGATGTAGTTCCGTTTGGCACAGTCCATAGGCAACATCTGCCGCCATTACATGGTGTCCACCAATCGCCATCATATACATAAAATTCGTAACCTTCAGCAATTTTACATTGGTGCTGTCCGTTACAATAGATAATACCCTTACTTGATAATTGTACAGCCATTACTGTTGTCCTCCTTTTATTGCATCTATTTCTTGTTTAAGTGTTTTGATAGATTCTATTAACAGTGGAATTAAACTATCATAACTTATAGCAAGATAACCATCTTCTCTTTCTACAACTGCTGATGGAAGAACTTCTTGAACTTCTTGAGCTATAACTCCTACGTCACGTTTAGTTCTTTCTGGATACATTTCTTGTGCAATGCTATTCCAGTTATATTCGTATCCTGATAATTTTGTTATTTTTTCTAAACTGTCATCAATTTTAACAATATCTTCTTTTAATCTTTTGTCTGAAGATGCATATGCTAATATATCTGCACCTGCATATATGGCACCACTTACACCAACACCGCCAGTTACAACAAGTGTACCTGTAGTAATTGAAGTTGAAGCAGTATTTCCACCTAATGACATAGTTCCTGTACTAGGTTGGAAAGATAATTTTGTAGTTGAAACTTTTGTTTCTGTTAAAAATCCTGTAGCAGATTGTGTACTGATTACTGGATAATAAGTTGCTGCATCACCTGTTTCATCAGCATGTGCTGGACCTGCTGCTTGCCATGATAGTACTCCTGCACCGTTTGTTACTAGTGCATATCCTGTTGAAACTGCTTCAGCATCTGGCAATGTCCATATTACATCACTTGCAATAGTTGCAGGTGCTTTGAATCCAACGTAATGACTATCGTCACTGTCACCAAATCTTAAATCTGCTTGTAATCCTAGATGCGTGTTACCCTGGATGTTTGTTCTACCAGTACCTTGTGGATCAATAGTGATATCAAGATCTTCAGCAGCACTAATCGTAGTATTGGTAATGTTAATACCACCTAGTGCACCACCGACTTCACCTGTTGTAATTTTTCTTGCCATTATACTTTCCTTTTAATTACGCCGTAACTGTTGATGTTTCAATGCCCATTGCTACAGCACTAACACCTACACCTGAAGCGTAAACTTTAATTATTTTACCAGCGTCTAATACTAAACCTGTTCTTTCCAACACACCCTTAGGTGCTAAAACTACATCATATTCGATGAATTCGTCGTTTCCAGGTGTGCCTGGTGCAGCCACTGTAGTTACCGCTACTCTTAAAGTAATGTTACCAGTGGTCCTGTTAACCATACTTACACTAGCGACGCAAAAAGTGTCTGCAGGGCATACATACAAGTTTTCGTATGTAGTTGCTGCTACGTCTAAAGTTCCTAATCTTCCTGTTGCCATTTTATTTCTTCTCCACTGTTATTTATGTTAAGAAGTAGTTAAATGCTATCGGAAGACCGACAACGCCACTTCTAAAATCAAATGTTGCATTCATTTTAATTGATTGACCAGTTGTAGTACTTATCGTATTATTTTGGATAGTAATAAAACCAGCAGTTACACTGTTAACGTTAAGTGCAGCACCACCGCCACCAATTTGTGAACTAATATATGCTTTAATAGCTCTTTGCGTTGGTACAATATTGTCCGAATTAGCACT